TGTTTTTTCATTAAATATTTCTTTTTCTTTTATATGCAATGTAAGCATAACTTTAGCCTCCTTTTGTAATTTGTTATTTCTTTTCTTGAATTGCTTTTAACTGTTCTGCTGGTATAATGCCATTAACAAATGCAGAAGCAGCATCAGCATCGGTTGCTAACTCTAAAAATAATTCAGAATAAGCTTCTGTCTGAGTAAATTCTTCACGAAGTTTTTCGCTTTTGACAAATCTTTTTCCATCATCGCTTTTAATGCCATATGACTTTAAAATAAGTTCTTTGAAAATTTTAATTATTTCTGGAACATCTTTAGTATCGACAACTCGTTGAATTTTTTCTGCAAATCCACCCGATTTCTCAAGTTGCATTTCCATAATTTCTGCTTTGCTTAAATTAAAGTAAAAGTCTTCCTTAATTTCCTGACCATTATAGTCATGATAAGTAATCGTTTTTTTAAACATTTTTTTCTCCTTTTTTAGTTTAAAATACTTCACCGCTTTCTAATTAATAGTAAATTGGAAGTTGTTTGATTAGCGATTTTGATTTTTAATAATTATTCGTCTGAACTATCGTTTTGTCCAGCGACTAATGCAACGATTTCGTCTGGTGTAAGAAGTGTTGAGTCAGCAGTTGGTGAGTCAGTTCCATATAGTTTATCTTCAATCAAACCTAAAGCAGTTGCTGAGATTTTTGTTGAATCGATTTCAACATGTGCCGTTGGCTTGTACCCTGTAACAGCCACCGGTGTGGTACTAATTTCCCATGACATAGTCATTGCTTCTGGCGAATCATTGACTGTCGCACGTGATCTCTCACTTGGAGCAGCTGTGGCGCCATAAATAATGTGTAATTTATATCCATATTCTGGATTTAGATCAGTTCCAACTTTGGTGCGGTAACAGAAAGCAAAAGCTCTACGAGCTTGTTGAGCTACTTTAATGCCTCTAGATAATTCAGCAGATCCATCACATGCTTCAAATTCATCGGGATATGTATAAGCTTCAATAGTACCTTTAAAATTTTCAGCAGAACGTAAAGACAGGTATTTAATATTATCCGCAAAGATAGCGGATTCTTCGGCACCTTCTGGACTTTCGCTAACAGCGCTTAATCCATTCCAAGCAACACCTGTTTCATAACCGTTGCCTGCTTCATTCATACGAAATAGTACGCCATGATCAACACCTGTTTCATAAAAGTGTCTTCCAATAGCGTCAAAGACTAATTTTGACATATGTTCTTTCCTCCTATTATTCAAAAATTAGTAATAAAGTAAAAATACATCATGATTGAGCTTCTCAGTTACAAAATGACGATTATACTTTATTGTTGGATACTGTCTGGATAATTTACTAACTATTTCACTAGTTGGATCTGAATCCACTACAGTAACCCTATACACGCAAGTTCCTGCATAAACAGAATTATTTGCATGTATGTTTTTAATGTCATATCTTTCATATATTATTGCCGGATATGATATCTTGATTGACTCAGGCGGTTGAAAATAAACGTTTCTACTTCCTAGAATAGTTTCCAGTTCAGTCTGTAGTTCAAGTCTTCGCGTCTCATAATAATCTGATACACTAGGCATTGTATTCTCCTCCTAAAGTCAAAATTAATCGAGGGTACTGAACTTCGACCATTGTAACAGCCCAAGCAATACCCTCAAATTTAACATACTTTATAAAACGAAAATTTTGCGTGACTTCTGGATCGGCTACAATACTAATCTGATTATTAATTGTAATATCTTGATTTACCTTTGAATTATCATCAATTTTGCTGGTATTTTTAATCAAATTTCCAATAATATTTTTTTCAACTATTGTTCCATCTGCCCAAACTCCGGGTTTTAATTCTTTAGTAACAGAATATCCAATTGTTCCACAAAATTTGCTCATATTCGTTAAAACTTATTTAGATGACGAATCAGAAGCAGCTGGACCAGCAGAAAAGACCATTGCAGAATATGGTGTAACGTTCGCACCAGAGCAACGTGTTTCAATAAGGTATTCCATCTTATTATAGTTGATGTCGAAATCGTCAAACATACTAACAGCACCACCACGATCAGCACCGACATTGTAGTCAGAGAGGTCGAGGGCGATAGCATAGCATGATGAACCCATAATAGAAGCGGGAACTTTAACAACGCGACTAACGTTCATAGCAGTGGCAAGTTCAGCAATTGATTTGTAGAGACGATGTTTGTTTAGATCCTTCAAGAGAAGCATCCGAGTAACAAGATCATCACGAACAAATGCAGTAATATTTCCAGAACCTTTATAATTGAGTTGTCCGATAACCATTTGGTCAATAAGGGACTCGGCAATTTGTTCTGAAGTTGTGCCTGAGACAGCGACAGGAATGCTGTAGACATCAGAATCGCTCAACACGTTACGAATATGTAGTGGATCAATCTTATTGTGTGAGACGGCACTACGACCATCACCAAATAAGATAGCACGAGCTAATTCAACTTCGAGTTTGGCACGCATTTCATTCTTAATCCACGCGATAACATCAAAGTCAACAACATCAACAATATCGTCACGATCGAATTTTTGAAGTTTATAAACCGTTTGCGGGTCAGTAGTACGCTTGGCTGCGATAATAACTTCTTCAACTTTCTTTTCACCTTTGACATAACCTAAAGCGCGAGCATCTTCGCCAGTAATATCAAAGTATGTAGATTTGATGCGGGAGAACGGAGTATGCTTGACCCCGCCCATAACAACAGCAACCCAGTCATTATTCTCATCAACGACTTTCGGCGAACCTGGAACGGCCTTGTGATCTGGGAAGAGTAAATCAATGTTGGTAACACCATGGGATATACATGCTTCATTAAAAGCATCCCTTAACGAACTACCTTTTTTAGCAGTAGCAATAACGTCTAGTAAATCTGAGTGAGTTAGTGTCATTTCTTCTTCCTTCTTTTCTTTTTCGTTTTCAAAAGCATTTTGTTTCATAATTTCTTTATTATCCTCCTTGTTGCTTTTTTGATCTAAAACCTCGCTTATCATGATGTAAAGCATGGTCTTTTGTTTTTCGTTTAGTGAATTAAAAATATCTTGCAAAGTTTCTTCTTTGTCCGCTTCTCCAGCCGGTGTCTCAGCATGCTGAACTTCTTCAGCAACTTTTTTTGGATCGCTTTCGTCTTCATCTTCACTAACCTTTGCGAGAATGATGTAAACAAGATTCTTTTGCTTTTCGTTTAACGAATTGAAAATATCTTGCAAAGTTTCTTCACCCTCCGCTTTGTGCTTAATTTCTTTTTCTTCTAACATTTTTTTTTCCTCTACTTTTTTGTCTTCTTTCGCTGGATCATCCTTTTCAATTTCCGATTTATCATTTTCTTGCAAAACTTTTTCAGAACTTTCATTATGCAAAATAATTTCTATTTCTTCTTCGGGATTAAAAATTTGAGCTTCCTCATCGGAAACAGATCCATGTAAAATAACATTATCAATATATGCGCCGGGATTAGCTCCAGCTAAAACAAGACTAACTTCCCTGATCATACCATGCATAACATCTGAACCTTTTTGAACCAATTTATTTGCATAAATCGAAAGAGAACAAATATCTCCATGTTTGACCAGCTCTTTGGCATGTTTCCCCTGTTCTGTATCATTGAATGAACAAAAGGCATATACGCCTTTTTCTTTATTCTCCAATAATGCATGACCTAATACGTTACTAGCTTCATTATGATCATGATTCCAAACTAACGGTACAGTTTTTCCATCATTATCTTTGAAAGCATCCTTATGGATTATTCGTCCATCGGAACATTTAACGCCATGAACAGTGGCCCATCCACTAAAATCGTAATCTTTTTTTGTCATTTAGTTTTGGCCTCTTTTCTGATTCCACTATACGCAACCGCTGGTTCAGATTGCTCTGGTGCAAATCTTCTTAAAAACTCTTCTCTTGTCTCCGGAGGATTTTCTTCTTCCGGGATAGGTCCGCCTTCCGTTCCAGTACCTGTTGGATTGAGATTTTTATTACGTAATGCGTCAGCGTCAGCGCTTTGAACTGGTTTAAGCCCAACAATCTGACGGATTTCATTAGATGACATTATCTCATTCCTTGTAAATTTGTCCGCAATATCTGCAAGATTCGCAATTGGAACTAGTCTAAACGGATCATTAAAATATAGTATAGATTGTTTCTGTGACCTAGCCGTTTTAGTCAGAAACTTTCGCTTCATTTCATCTACGATAGCGTCCATAACTGGTTTAACAGTTCTGTTCATGTAATTTAACATAGTTTTTTCGTCAGCAGTACCATTAAGAATCGTATCGGTTAAACCTAACTGGCTGTAAAGCATACTCGTTAAGAACTCGATTTGTTTCATTAGATTGTTTTCAACTGGTCGATTAAGCTGTGTTATATGCTCGGTACCATCAGTATATGCAATTCCATACTTGGAGCCTTTTAACTGATTTTCGATATCGGCACGTCTATCGTCGGCTTGCTTTCGCCGCGCTTCTGTTTTGATTACATAGGGTAATTGAATAATTAAATCCAATTTTCCAGATCCCGACTGTTCATCAATAACATCCAGTAGCGCTAACTTACGAATGAGTCTCTGAAGCGTAGAATTTGGCTCATTCATTATTGCAGATAGAGGATTCTCTATTATAGCAATCTTACTTTTTTGAAGTGTTAAATTTGTTTTATTACCAGTTTTGTCATTGTACACTTCAACCGTGACATGGTCTGGATACCATCGAACAATTTTTCCAACACGCATTGTTAGTATGTCAAAAGAATTATTTTCTTTTAAGTTAACAGTAGTATCAATTGGAACTACCGCTAAACATCCTTCATCAAATAACGATATAACAACATCTCTAATAAACATTTTGGATGTTTGATCTTTATTTGCCTCTAACGATAGACATTCGTTAAGACCGCTAAGAATCAATTCTGTATAACGTCCATTATCATCTAATCTAACATGGTTAATACCAATCGATGAACAATCAACCGCTATCCTATTGTATATGGCGCCAATAATTGATTTTTCATTATTAGTTTTTAGAATAATTTTATCAGGACGATATGTAAATGATTGTCCGTAAGTTCGATACCTATCTTGATAACTTATATAGTTATCATTAGACGGATCTAATCCAACGAATGCGTTCCATGCATGTTTTAATCTATCAAGTAATCCCATTTTCTCCTCCTTTTGATAACTATTTTATTTGTTACTAACATTTCATAAGTTAATCTCTAATTTTTAATGGAGAATATCCAGCCGTCATCATAACACTAGACCTTCCGCCTATTCTTCCTAATAACGATCCGACAGCAGCTCCTCCTACCATTAATAAACTTCCTAAAGTTCCGTCTAGTATTTCATTTCCAGTTGACTTAATTCTACTTCCAATAAATGCGGCAGCTGCTCCACCAGCAAATGCGCCAGTAATTGCACCAATTTTTCCATTTATTTTTGCTATTCTAGAAGCCATGTCAACTCTGTCAGCTTCTTTCGTTCTAGCTCCAGACACTTGCGTACCCTTTAGCATTTTTTTATTAATTCTAGCTGCTCCTAATAAACCATAAAGTTGCTTATCTCTTTCATACTGTTGTTTGGTATATGGATTCACATTCCCATATTTAGCCTTTCCTTCGGCTGTTAGAGTACCGTCTTCATTCTGATAACGTCGTATTCCCCATTTTTGACCTTTAACACCTGAGTGATACAATTCTTTTAATTTTAAATAATCATTTTTCATATTATACCACCTTTTTCAACTTCGAAATTCCAATAGCAATTGCTACAACAGAGGCACCTATTCCAGCAATAGCTCCAATGGTTTGTAAAACATCTTTTGCCTTTTCTGATCCGGTTTTAACAACCTTCGTATCACCCATTAAATCACTGTATCCTTGTTCTAGTCTGAGTCTATTCAACTTAGCTGCTAACTCTTGATCGCTAAGGTTCGGGTATTTCTTATAGAATTTTTTTTCTTTTTTCTTTCCATCAAATAACTTGGCAGTTGACTCACTTAACCCTTTAATTCCCGTAAAAATATCTTTTGCACTATCTGACGATAATTTAGAGTCCGTATCATTTTCTTTTTTATTTGTAGAGCCTTGATTAGTTGAGTTACCGGTGCGATGTTTTTCAGTAATTATTCCCCACTTCATTCCTTTAACTCCATAATGCACTAAACTATTTTTCTTATTTTCTAAAAAATCATTTTTCATGAATATTCCTCCATTTCAACTTCTATTAATAAAACCAGCAAATGAAGCTCCTAAAGAAGCAAGAAATGCAAAAGAGGCTAGACCAGCAACAATACCGCCAGTTGCTATTGTGCCAGTTAAAACTTTACCAGCTATAACTATACCATTTTTTATTTTTTTCTTTTGAACTTCAGAATCTGGTTTGTACTTCTGTCCCAATTTAATATTCTTTATGCCATCTTTAAAGTCAGCCTCAGTCATAGTTCCTAAAGAAAGATTTTTTTACTTCTTTTAACGGTACCATATTTAGTTTAGTAAGCGTTTTATTTATTTTGTCAAGCC